TCCAGCCTTACTCAACCTATCTGGTAAATCTCCAGCAACTGCACCCTCTTCAAACTCTAATCCACCAACTCTTTTGAATAACATCTCTAACTTAGTCTCAGTAATTGGTCTTGTAATTTGTGTATCTAATTGAATACCAACTACAAATCTTTTAATTCTTTTTGTAGTTTTCTTTCTATATCTCATATCAGGATTAATTATCAATACAGTTCTCTTGTATGATTTATTTGACCCCTCACTTTTATATCCAAAAGTTACAATCTGTCCTGGTTCAACTGCATGCCAAGCTGTATTTCTAAGAGCCATTACTTATATCCTTTACTATTCCCATTTTTTGACAACACTCTAAGAATTCATATTGTCCAAATGTTTTTGAATTATCTACATCTAACATCTTATCATGTCCTTTATACTTTTCATCCTTTTGTTCTTCTTTCGTTAACTTACGAACTTGAGCTAATTTATAGTTCCAATTAGTTTGAGTTCCCTCTGGATATATCATACCCAACTCTCCCATATTAACTATAGATGGAAACCACATTATCTCTCTATCTTCATCATAAAAACAAACATCATTCATTAATTGTGTTGCTCCTAATTGTGCCGTTTTCAATTCATTACTTTCATATTTAAATGTAGTATTAGAATTATATCCACACCTAAAACACATAAAAGAACTAAATTCTTTTTGCATCTCTTCGAAACAATGGTCTGTATCAAAACATACTGGACAATCTATTACCTTTTCCATATTACTTTGTTACCTTCTTTAAAGCTGGTAATTTCAATTTACCCTTTACTGGTTCCCCTTTTACTGGAGTACCTTCAATCTTTTGTAATTTGGGTAATTTTAATTCAACTTGTTTTGGAACTGATTCTATCAATGGTGTTATTATTTTATCTAACTTTTCCTTCATCTTCTCATAACTAAATAGTGATTTAGTATAAACTTGTAGTTGTTTAGACTTAACTAAATATTTAATATAGTTTTTCACAACATCTTTCATTATCTGTGAAGCATGTTGGTAATTAACTTGAAACCATTGTGAACCTTCAAAATATATTTCTTTAGGAAATGAGTTTTTAGGTACTTTAGCTAAACTACCACTCAATAGTACTGAATAATTTGGATTCAAGAAATCTTGTTGTCCACTCCAACCTGGAGCAATAACAGGTTTTCCACTTTGAGCTGCCTCTAATAATGGTCTACCAAATCCCTCTCCGTGTGTGAAAGAAATATGAGCCTTAACCTTTGGATGATTATACATTTCATTCATTTCCTCATCTGTTAAATCTCCGTGTATTAAATATACTGGAGGTAATATTCCTTTAATATCTTTTTTAATAGTTTTTATTTTTGTTAAAATTTCTTCTCTATCTATAATTGAAAATGTAGCACCACTTGTTTTCAAAATAAGTCCTGGTGGTTTCTTTTGATTCTTGAATGTCTCACAAAAAACTTTAACCATCATACCTAAATCTTTTCTATCTTCTCCAAGATTTCCACTCAACCAATGTCCTGTTGATAAAAAATTCCAATCATTATCAATGGAATCAAATGTTTCTTTAACCACCTCATTTATTTCATTCGTTGGTCTATAAACATTAGTATCAACTCCTTCAAATAAAGTTTCCATTGGTTTAGTTACTTTAAGAAGTGAGCCTTTATTTCCTTGTTTATCTTGAGATTCAAATTCTGCTTGATCAAATCCTTGTTTAGAAAATTCTGAAGTAAGGATATTTAAATCCATTCTATTCATACCTTCAATCCACTTTGGGGGCGGTATAGTTGTTTCAATACCCGCAGTCATACCAATATTCTTTTTACCTAATGGTTGAAATTCATTTGGTACTACAATATGAATATGTAATTCTGGTTGTTTTGGTAAACTTGGTTCAGTTAACATACACTCTTTTATTTTATCATGTATTGGATTACCATCTTCTAATGCATTCATTGGTGTATTCCCCCAACGAACTGGATTTACCTTAACTTCGTATTTATCTAAATCAAGTAAAGCACTGACAATATCTCGGGAGTGATTTCCGTATCCACTACGAGTTTTTACTGGTGCTGTAACTAAAACTAATGGTTTACTCATTTATTCCTTCTCCGTTTCTGAATCATCTCTTTGGTTATCTCATGATATGGAACTTCATAAATACCTTCCATCATTCTTTTATGTTTATCTCTATTGAGCATCGCAAGATATGAGTTTGTAGGTTTCTTCCTACGATTACTTAATTTACTTCGTAAAAGTTTTTTAAATTTTTTCTTAGTATTACTTTTCGTTATTCGCACTTGTTACTCCCAAATTCTAGCTAATCTACGAATGAAACCAAGTGTGGCTCCGAATCCAAATGCTATTGCGGCTACTTGGAAATTTTCCATATATAGTGCCATAGCAGATAACATATATGTAGCAAATCTTGCTACACCATATAGTGAAAAATTACCACTTGCTTCTACAAATTGTTGTCTTGTCATTATTTACCTCTTTTTTTAGGGAATGCTGGTGATAAAAGTTTTTTAAATCCTCTTGAAACTCTTGTCCAAAATTGATCTTCTTTACCTCTAAAATTACCGATAATATTACCATCTTTGGTTCTTTTTACAGTAGTTGTTAGTGATTTTCTTGTTTTTGTTTTTGTTGTTTTTTTCGGCATTTTATTTCTCCTATACCTTGTATGTATTTACTCTTTTTCTTGGTGTCCAGTTTTTCCATGCTGTTTCCATGTGGTCTATGAAATTCTTACTCATCCAACGAACACTCTGCATTGAATCATCACTCTTTACAAAATAATGTCCTTTAGTACCACATCTTTTTCTTGGGTCTTTACCCATTTCATACCATTCTTTTATAGCATTTCCTGCATCTACCCAATCACATCTATCATCAAAGATATATGGTGTTGGTACTGAACCCATTAGTGAACGAGTCTTTGGCCATACTGGCTTCACCCATTCTCCCCAAGTTAATTCTTCATTGTGTTCCCACTTTCTCCAATCGTGTAGTGATTTAATTTCTTTATAATCTTCAGCAGTTAGAAACTTATCCTTTACTTTAAATCCACATTGGTCTTGCATCCCTCCTGTAACATTTACTACAATTGGTGTTCCACACATTAATGATTCACAAGTACCTAATCCAAATCCTTCATTGGATGCAAGATTCATTGTTACATCTGATATATTATATAAAAAATTCATTTGTTTATTATCAAGTTTTTGGTGCGAAAATACCACTTGACATTCTGGAGCTAAAGCCTCAACAAGTGCTGGAATATCTGTTCCATTATCATCAACTGGTTGAGTATGCATTACATAAGCAACTCTACTTTGTTTCTCTTTTGGTAAAGTATTTACAAATTCTTTAAATGCCAAAATAGAATCACCAACCATCTTTCTTCGTATATTCCTATTCACATATAATAAAATAAAATCAATTGGTCTATTACCTACTAATTCCTGTTTAAACTTTTTCATTTCTAACAATTCTTTGTTATCTGTAATGGGATAAAAAATTTCTTCATTAGCCCCATGTGGTGAATAAGTGGAATCCCAATCTGTTCGTGGTTTTCTTGTACAAACATCATTTACAATAGCAACAGTTTGTTTTGAAATATTCATAATCAAATCAGAACTCTCATAATAATTTTGATTATATTTTGGAGCTGGCCAATCATCCCAAATGTTATAATAAAAAATAGGAATATTTTGTCTAATTTCGTGTTCCATTTGATATAACCATTGCCAAAATCTTGGGTCTGTATAGTGTAGGATTGCATCAGGTTTTTCTGTTTTGATTAAATGTCGAATCATATCAGGATTACCATATCCACTTGTTGGGAATATTTTTAATGATGCATCATAAATTCCTGTTTCTTCTCTAATTGATTCATTCAAATCAAATACTTTACCTTCTTCAGGATGTTTGATTGCTCCACCAACTTGTACCCAATCGTATTTATCAATTGTTGAGAGGACAAATTCTCTTGACATCGTACCAACCCCACTTGACATACGAAGATCATCTGATAGTAATAAAATCTTTTTCTTTTTTCTTGATTTTTTTATAGATTTTAATTTTGGTAATTTTAGTTCTGACATTTATAACCTTTATTGTTTTTATTTAAAATTTACTTCCGCTTTGATGAAGATTATCGTGTTCGAGAATTTTCTTTCTCAACTCCTCATCATAAACAAATAAATCAAGAGTCCTATTCACTAATTTTTGTAATGAAAATTCACTCTCAATTGTTTCGTTTTTAAATTTCTTGTATAACTCCGATATAACTTTAACCGAAGTTAGTTTTATTTCACTCATATTTTAACTCCATCTTGTATATATGTATATATAATAATAAATATAACCTTAATCAATAATAATGTACTTTTTTAATAACTTTTTTGCGTGTCCAATTGTATCCATTGTTCCTTTAGAGACAACACCATTGGGTATAAATGCTACAACTTTATCACTATATTCTGCTATTTCTTTATTTCTTTTAAAGTAATTCCATACTGCATATGGTTTACCATAATTGAAACTCTCTTTAACACAATGTATATTGTGTGTATAATGTTGTGGTGGAAATTCTACATATTTCATATCAAACTCTAATGCATATTTCTTAGCCAATCCATCAGCTCCATCCTTTTGGCCACCACTAACTATCTCTAATTCATCTCCAAACTTTTCTTTAAGTTTAAAAATAAAATCTTTTATCTTTTTTGTATTTGTATAACCTCGACTACCGACTATTGCTATCTTAATAATCATTCCTCTTTTGTTTCCGTTTTGGCGGTTTTTCTGATACTGTGAAATCCCATGTTGATTTAAAACTATCTAATCCTTCGAGTACACCATCCGCCCCATTTGTATATCTGTAAGCAAATCTTGTATACTGTGCCGTGTTGGCAATCGCTATTTGTTTTGGTATAACATCATACCAAATAAAATCTCTAAACAAATCAAAATATTGTGGACGAACTATAGTTTTAAAATTATTATGTGGTATTCTATCCCACTTCTTAACAAACCCAGCCACATCAACTTTATCTCTCGTTTGGTCGAACCAAAAATATAATTTCATATTATTAACTTCATTACCATATTCGGTTATTTTTTCTATAACCTCATCTTCTTTATCTGTACCTATAAAATCTGTTAAATACACTCTTAATGTTGGATTAATCATATCCGTTTCCTATCACATATATCTGGTTTAGTTTTAAACTCACACCACTTACAATTCTTTGTTGATGGTTCTTTACGATATTCTTTTATATAGTGATTTCCATCATCATCAAAACAATCACTAATAAACTCATCTAATCTTCCTATAACCCTATTGATACTTGGTTTACCATTTGCTGGTGTAAAAACCTGTATTCTCTTTTGTGGGAAATCCATATTTTCATATAATTTTCTCTTCAGTATTAAATATTCAATATCTATTTTATCCATCGGAATATCATTCTGTTTAGAAAAGAATTGTTTATATAATAATAACTGATTGGTTTTATTCTTATCCATCTTCTGATACTTATTCCAACCCATTGTGGCAGTTTTAATATCAATAATCTTTATACGGCCTGTTACCTTATTGTGTATAACCACATCCATATACCCATTAAAATTCATATTGTTGGGTAAATCATACTCTACACTCATTTCAACCCCAACTAACTCGGTATTCTTCTTTGGAAAATAACCACTCTTTCGTTTCTTAAATTCATTTATCATATAAACACCATCTTGATAAAACTCTTTCATTTCTTGTAGTGTTATTGATAACTCATCTTTTGAATCTGATTTAGCGGTTTTGTAATTTTCTTCCATGCGATATTTTAAAATATCTTCTAATGGTAATGCATCTGCTTCTTTAATTGTTCGGCCATAATAACAAACTAAATAGGCTTGAATCACTTCATGTACCGAAGTACCGAAGATAGTATAGATATTATCAGTAAATGTACCAAGTTTATCTATATAATTGGATTTCCACATATGAGGGCATTTATCCCATTGTGAAAATTGACTATAACTAACTCTACCCATCTACTACGGCTCTACCTTTCATATCTTCCCAATCTCTATTCTTTCTTACTTTATCATTTGTGTCTATAACTGCCTCTAATACTTCTGGTTTAATTACCTCATTAAAGTAATACATTACGGCCGCGTCAATATCCATTAACCCAATTGAAATTGGTTTTACTTTATCATCTCTACGAGTTGTATCGTATCCTCTGTTAAAATTTTTTCTCGTTGATAATATTTTTTCTTTTCTTGGTAAAGTCTTACTTCGTTCCATTAAATACTTCTCACTTCTTCAATGTTAAGATTACTTCGTCTTAACAAGTTAGCACTACATATGACTGAATGAATGTGTTGAAACTAATCTCACCCAATGTATTTGTTGAGTTAATTGTGTCCTTTTCAGTATCTCCACCCATTAACATATAGAAAGTCATACTTCAATTCCCAACCTGTTTAAATCTTCTTTTAATAAAATGTCTAATTTTATATTTGGATTACACTTTCGTATCGCTTTAAACTTATCTTTACTGATTGAATAATGGTAGTCATTTTTCACATCAACATATCTATCTTCTGTAATTAAATAAAAGTCTGGTAAATAACTATGTTTGTTTCCGTTCATTGTATATGGAATTGTTCCCCTATGAGCTTTAAATGGAATATTATTCTTGTCTAAATACTCTACATATTTTAGTTCCCAAGTTCCTTGACATTTTACAATTCTACCAGATTTAGTTTCATAATCCCACCATTTAGATTGTCCGACATTTACACCGTCCATTTTACCTTCTCTCCAAGCTCTCCTTGTTCCTTCTGAATATTTCTTACGAAGTTCTTCACCACCACCATTTTTAAATATTTCTGTTCGTGTCTTACTCATTTTCAATCTTGCTTCAAGTTGTTTCATACCATTTTTCATACCGACATTAATTTTACCTTTTGTCTTTTTACTCAGTTTCCTAAATTGGTCACTCCACATCTTATCTGCTGTTTCTTGTCCATACTTTTCAATCCAAACATCTTTTACTGAACGGCCATACATTGGATTACTCTTACCAACCAAAGAAGGTCTATTTTTTCTTGCTGAACAAGGTCTGCATAATTTATCATACTTAACACCATCTAAATATGTGTATTTATCCAAGTGTTTTACCACTTCTTTACATTTAGGACAAGTTCTATTATATGTTTTTCTTTTCATTTGGTTTCCAAGTTAAATGTTTTCCTATATTAATAAGTATCTGAAACTAAAATTATTCATCATCAGGATTAACAACAGCTCTACCTACTAATTGTTCCCAATCTCTTTCTGGTCTTACTTCTAAATTAGTTTTCCACATAACCGAGTCCTACAATACCTATATTTACTTCCCCCACTTGTCTCTTCCCACTATAGTTGCCATAATACCATAGTTACTAACATCGAGATAGGCATCTTCAACAGGTTCGTCTTTTACAGCTGACTTTCTGTTATTCAACAGTAATGTTTTAACTCGTTGTATTTTGTCATTCATCCTGAAAAAAAGACCGATTAGGGATAATCTTACTTCTTCAGGTGTTTGTAATTGTGTACCAACACTAATATTGCCAGGGCCGTAATCGTGTTGCTTATGTAAGAACAATTCATATTGTTCTCTTTGAATCTTCTTGAACTCTTGGGTCATTTCAGGCCATTCGAGTTCCATTTGTTCTACTATTGACAGACTATCATCATCCTTAGTATACTTTCTAACTGTCTTAGAATCTGTTATCACTTTCATCTATTTTACTCCTATTTTACATACTTGAATATACAACACAAAACCTATATAAGTCAAGCTATTTTATCAATTATTCCATACTCTAAACACATTTGTGCGGTTAGATATGTATCATTTCTTTGAATCTTTTTCCAAAAGGATGCATCTTTATTTGATACTTCTCCTAAAATTGAATTTATATTTTTCTGTAAATCTTTTAGATGGTCAACACCTTTCATCACATCTGTAGTTTTACCTGCCTCAAATGCTGAACCCTCGTGTACCATAACGGTTGAGTTCGTACTCATTGACCTTACTCCTGTACCACAAGCTAACAATACCGAAGCGGCACTCATACAAGTTCCAATACAATGTGTGTTTACTTTAACTGGTAAACTTCTTATGAAATCAACCAACCCCAACATTGCATAAACATCACCACCATATGAAGTTATATTCATA